AAAGTGATTAACGAGATTAAATACAAAGCGAACAAACAATTCAAAAAATATGAGCCTTACATTTGAGATATTAGGACTCGCCTCTATGGGAGTAATTCTTGTAAGAAACTGGACATACAAGTTCAAGGTTAAGCCATTTACCTGTGAGCTATGTATGGCGTTTTGGCTAAGTGTACTGTACTTCCACTCCTTGGAGGGAGTTCTATTCTCATTTGCGGCAGGAATGATAGCAGCGATATTGAACAGATATGTATGAACTAAAAGACCTAAACGAAGTAATTGACACACTACAAAGACATTTAAAATACAGACGAGGCTTTGCCATCAGTCAACCAAGACCGAGCGAAGTCAACGAGGCACTAACTAAAGTAATAAGAATACTAAATGAACAAAGAACAAATTGATTTCATCCTAACCGAGATGTTGCCGGTGTTTCAGAAATGGAAAGAAACACAAGTGCTGAAAATGACACCTGAGCAAAACGTAGAGTTCAGAGCCGTCTATCTACAAGAGATGGGGAAACCATTACCAACGTGCGGCAACTGTGTCGTTGAGGGAATGCTCTCAATGATTATCAGAGCCGAAGCACAGAAGAAGGAGTTGAACACACTCGCTGACGATGAGCAACCGGTTAAAAAAAAGCGAAGAAAACGTGTCGTGCGTAACACAGATAATAAAACAGACCTGGGCGAAGGATAAACCTTGGCTTGTTGTTGGAACAGGTGCATCTCTTGAGAGGTGGGATGCTTCTATGATGTTAGACTACAACGTCTGGACAATTAACGGAGCATTGGAAAAAACAAGATATGCAGATATAGCAGCCTTCCACGATCCTGTGATTTATAACGAACCACAGAAATACATTCACGGCAAATACAAGGCACGTTTTATCCTCACAAGAACCTGCAATGCTAAGATATACGACAACACCATCTTTGTGCAGTTTAAGATTGATCCCAATATAGGGCATTACACATTTAGAACTTTCAACTCAAGCTCATTTGCATTTGAACTACTGATGAATAGATTTGACCAAGTATATACGTTAGGCATAGATGGAGGCAGAGCTTTATATCAAGGACTGACAGAACACTATATCCAAGCAGAGCAAGGAACAGACTTCAATGCTCATAACGCTCACATGCACGAACTACAACAGAGAACCAAATGTCAACTCATTAGACTTTGAAGAAACATACTAAAATATATCTCAAAGAAATGAATTATCATCCTACTGACTGGATAGCCTGTGAGATGTGCGGCAACACAGCCGTTGACATTCATCACATAGAGGCAAGAGGTATGGGTGGAGGAAACAAAGACACGATTGAAAATCTTATGGGATTATGCAGAAGTTGTCACATAGAATATGGTGATAAAAAGCAACACAAAGAGATGTTAAAAGTTGTCCATAAGGTTAAGATGACAGAAAGAAAATGAACATACAAGTAGTAAAAATAACAGAGATTAAGAGCAACCCAAACAATCCAAGGGTTATCAAGGATGAAAAGTTTCACAAACTATGTGAATCTATTAAGGCATTCCCTAAGATGCTTGAGCTACGACCTATTGTTGTCAATGATGATATGGTTGTACTTGGAGGGAATATGCGATTAAAAGCATTAAGACATTTAGGATTGAAAGAAGCACCAATTATCAAAGCATCAGACTTAACTAATGACCAACAAAGGCAGTTCATAATTAAAGACAACGCTGGATTCGGTCAATGGGATTGGAATGTTTTAGCAAATGACTGGAATACTCAAGAGATTGAAGAATGGGGTATTGACATTCCTGGATTTGACGTTAATTCAGATGAGCTTGGTGAGGAGTTTAGTTTGGCAGATGGAGAAAAAATGCCATTTCAACAAATGACTTTTAAATTAGCAGATGAACAAGCAGAGCAGATTCAAAACGCTTTATCAGATATTAAAATGACCAATGAATACAAATATGCAGAAACTTTTGGAAATGAAAATTCTAACGGAAATGCTTTATATTTACTTATAATGCAATGGGCAGAGCAAAAGAAATAAAAGTTAAGGTAATATCTTCAAAGATTGCTAACGAGTTTGTCAAAAAACATCACTATTCAAAATCTTTTGTTCAAAATAGTGTTTTGCATTTTGGGTGTTTTTTAGACAATAAGCTTCACGGAGTTTTACAATATGGGAATAGCATTGACAAAAGGAATTGCATTGGATTTGTGAATACAGGTTTATCAATAAATAAAGGTTGGAATAGTTTTCTTGAATTAAACAGAATGGCTTTTGACGATTATCTTCCGAAGTATTCAGAAAGCAGATGTATAGCAATATCAATAAAATTAATAAAGAAAAACGCTCCTCATATTAAATGGCTTTTATCGTATGCCGATGGAACTCAATGCGGAGATGGAACAATATACAGAGCAAGTGGATTTAAACTTTGTGGGATTAATAAAAATTCCACTATCTATGAGTTGGCAAATGGGAAAAGCAAAGCAAAGCACGGAACATCTAAAGCAGATTTTACAGGAGCTAAAGTGAAGCCTGGTTTCCAATTAAGATACATATATATTATTGACAAAAAATGCACTTTAAATATCCCTGAAATATCATTTAGCAAAATAGATGAGATTGGAGCTGGTATGTATAAGGGGGAAAAATAACCCTCCAAGAGAGGAGGGCTAATTTGAGCGAGGAGGTCGATTCGAACGCCAACTCTAATCTGGATGATTAGCATGTTACCATTACACTACCCTCGCTTATCTTGATTCAAATATATATATATTAATTAAACAATACAAGTAAATAATTTTGCTAAATGCAAAAAGTTTTTTATATTTGAAGCATGGAAACAGGAACATTTATAAAATGGAATGACAATCTAATTGCAAATAGATTTTGCTACGGATTGTATTTAAAACAAATTGATGGTGAAAAATCTGAAGTGATTTGCACAAATGTTGGAGATCAAAGAGTCAAAATGAAAATTCAAATTGAAACTAAATTAATTCAAGTAGACGATGAGCAGTTATAACGGATGGAAAAACTACGCTACTTGGCTGATAGCTCTACACATTGACAACGATCAAGCTTTACACGAACATGCCATTGAATTGGTAGGTGATGATGATTGTGAGTGGGGAACTGCAAAAGCAGCAATACATTTAAGAGATTGGTTTTATGAATTAATAACTGAACTGAAAGAAATGATTCCAAACAATGCTTTAATTTGTGACATGATAACCTGCACATTGGGACAAGTTGATTGGATAGAGATAGCTGATCACTATATTGAAACTTACAGAGAAGTAACAAAGAAAGAACTTGGCTAACGAGGAGAATCTCATACCGTACAAAAAAGGTCAATCTGGCAATCCAAATGGTAGACCTAAAAAGATAGAGAACGTCTTGAAGGATGTGTTTCTATCTGAGTACAATGTAAAGTTATCAAAGAGTCAAACTGAAGAAATAATCAAGAACATTTTAAGCAAAAGCAAAAGTGAATTGGTTGAGTTAGCAAAGAATGATGACCTGCCTTTCTGGATTTCTATGATAGCAAAAAAAGCTACAAGAGATTATGAGAGAGGCAGTATTCATTTATTGGAGTTGTTGTTCGACAGAGTCTATGGTAAACCAAAGGAAACTGTTGATCAAAACATTGAAGCAAAAACAATCAACGTCACACTAAACTTAGAAAACCCAAAAGGAAAATAATATGGATGAAATTACATTTTTAGGAAACGCATGGTCAGATGACTACGGCTTAAACATCACGGTGAACGTGGACAAATTCAAACAAGCACTTTCTGACGGAAAGCTTGAAATCAACAAGTACGGTGACGTTCGTATCAGAGTGCAGAAACTCAAGACGCAAAATGACAGGTCAAAGGCTACCCACTATGTGGCAGTGCCAAGACCACCGAAAGAAAAGGATGATATGCCTTTCTAATGAGGGTACTTCTATTACTTGACGGAATGAATGGGGTGAGCTTTCACAGGCTATACACCCCTTACGTCAAAATTCAAATAGACTACGGAATCACAGTTGATGTGTCTGTTGATCAGGGGGAATGGGCTGACCTACCTTTTGAAAAATATGATTGCGTGGTATTCAATCGATGGCTTGGAAGATTGCAATACAACATCTTACCGGTACTGGCTAAAAAGAAAATCCCTTTCATAGTTGACATTGATGACTATTGGGTAATTCCTAAACACAACCCAGCTTATAAGTTTTACAGAGCATACATCAAAAACGGAATCAAGGATAG